TATTCAATCCTTCCTGTTGCTGGATTGTATGTACGAATTCTAGGTTGAGTAGATTGCTGACCACTCGGCACATCTAGCTTGTAATACTTTGAATATTTCTTGCCTATATTGTCTTTGCTCATTACTTCAAAGTTTTGCTGATGAGACTGGACTTTAAAACGAGCAACTTTATCCAATGAGTCTAGCAATGCTTGAACCTCACCCGACGTAAATGTGCTCAAGTTACCACCAGCAGCACGAGCAATCAAAGTACGCTCATTCTCAGTAATTGCGCCTTGACCTTTCATTGCCTCAGCAGCAGTCAACTCTAACGATGCCAAACCTTGCATAGCTACAGCAGTACGTTGCAGCTTTTCTTGCGTATTCTTACCACTAACACCCAATGCAGTAGCTATTTGATCTACAGCTTTAGGTGCGCCAGACAATACGCCTTCATATACGCCAGCACTAATAATAGGCTTTAGACGTTGAATTGTATTAATGGTATTAACAGCTGCTTTAGCCTGACCAAATGAGCTACGAGTATCTTCTACGACACCTTTAGCAAACTCTTTCTCCATCTCTCTGCTACCCATATCAATAACGGTAGCCTGAGCACGACGACGAGCTAATTCAGCAGCTTGTAATGTTGGGTTTAAATCTTCCAATAACTTAGCATCAGCTTTAAGAATGTCATTTTGCTCACTAACAATCTGCTCCTGAGTCATATTCGGAGCACTTTTCTTTAGCGATTCAACACGTTTCTTTAGCGTAGGAAATACCGCATCAAGCTGAGGATTTACTTGGTTTACTAAACCTTCTTTACGAGCCAAACCACGCAGATTATTAGCTATATCCTGTGATTTCTTAGCATCGTCAAGTTTGCCAATAGCCGTATAGTATTCAGCATCAACATCAGCAGAATCAATCTTTGATTGCAACTCAGATACTCTAGGAGTAATGTTTTGCGCTTGCTGAATAGGCTGTATCTTTGCCTGTGGAATAGGCTGACCATCAGGAGTTACCGTTAAACCTTCAACTGGTACAGGATATGCCGTAGCAACTTCAGCAGGAGCTTGTGGCTTTAATCTTGACGCACGATAAGACTCTAATGCACTACGTTGAGCAACCATTTCAAGAGCTTTATCTGGATTATTACGCAGATAAGCAATCATTGAAGGATTATCTTTAACGCTAGGATCAGTAGTAATAAGCGTTTCAATAGACTGTAATGCCTGTTGCTGTCTTAGCAAATCTTGCATAGTCTTTTGACGCTGTAATTGCTGACCAGCTACTTGCTGTTGTAGAGCAAAGTTCTGTAATCCTTGTTGAGCAACATTACCAGCAACACCGTAACCAGCACCTAAAGCATTTAAAACATTCTGAACTCCAGAGCGTCTAGAGCCTTGTGATCCCATACCTTGAGCCAAAGCAGCAGCAGCACCAAGCAATCCACCAATGTTTGCTCGTTGTCCTATTTGTTGCGCTTGTTGATTACCTAAAATACCTTCATAGCCAGAAGCAACACCGCCATAGATGTTAGGCACAAGATCAGACAAACTAAAACTTGACGCATTGCCATATTTACTCTGTGCTTGATCTAATGGCATTCCAAAAATAGTATCAGCCATATTTCACCTATAGCAAAGAAATTGGTTGCGGCATAATTACCGATTGTTGCTGTGGATTTAATAGGCTCATGTAATCCATTGGCTGAACCTGACCACGTTGAACCTGCATTGCACCCGGCATTTGCATTTGTTGCTGTTGACCACCAAGCAATTGATTTACTTGGTTATATGCTCCAGCAGCTTGCCCAATATTAGAAAGTGTACCGCCCTGACCAAATATAGGCGTTTTAAATGCTTGAGTTATCCCTTGACCTAAGCCACCCAAAGTAGGCTCAAATCCAAATAATGAACCGCCACCCATACCACCACCAGTAGCCAAACCAGAAGCTAATGCTGTGCTTATAGTTGGGGCAGCTAACGCAACACCAGCACTAGGAGCAAGAACAGAACCTACAACACCTGCCGAAATAGGATCACCCATTATTTACCCCCTGTCGGTGTCGCTGTTTGTGTCGTAGTGCTACCTTGAGGAGCAGTCGAGTACAAATTAGCGTATTGCTGCAATTTCATTTGTGGCAAGTTTTGCTGGAAGTTAAAGCGATTCATAGCGTCTTGTAATACAGCAGCACTTTGAGCCTCTTTAGCACCACCAACGCTAAGTAATCGCTGTATATCAGCATAGTCAGCTTGTGCCATCTGAGGAGCAGCACCAACCGCAGCCATTTGACGCGCACGTTCAGCTTCAGCCGAGTTATACGCTAATTGACCACCTTGTTCCGCTAATGCACGAGCAAATACGTCCTGAGCCTGACCTGTTAGCTGACCTTGAGCAGCAGAGCCATAACGACCTACTGACGCAGCACCTGACTGTAGTTTCTGGATGTTACGGAGATAATCTTCACCCGCTAGACGATTAGTCTGCTCTAAAGCACCCGCTAGGAATGGATTAACGCCTCGTCCTTGAATCGTAGCTAATGTTTCAGCCTGTGCAGCACCTGTTAGCGGAGAACCTGCTAGAGCGCGTTCCTGAGCCATTTGTAAGGCTTGCTGAGTCTGAGCCGATGGACTGACATACGTCTGACCGGGGAAGAAGGTAGGTGATTCAGACTGATAGAGACGTTTAGCCTCCTCAAGTCCATAAGTAACATACGGCTTGATCGCTGGATCAATACTCGTTGTCGATGTACTACTCTGTTGTCCGCCGCCACCACCCATATTACACCTCACAAATCCATTGTTTTGGACGGAATCCGTAATCAGCCGCCCTTTTAGCCCAACCGCGCCTATGGCTAGAAAATGTTATATATTTGACTTTAGCTTCTGCCGCCATGCCCTTTATATATTTTAAGGCATTTTCGACAACATCATAACTATTTTCTAACGAATAAGCAGCCCATAGATGCATTGTTTCGCCCTGTGGCTGTAGGACAAAGAAGCCAGCGTAGTGGTTATTCTCTATCAGTACAAATAACAGACTCTTTTGATTGAAACAGTCTGTATATACATCTTCAATAATCCAGTTTTCTGGACTCCTGCTTTTAATTTTCTCTAAGCCAGTTCTTACACTAGCCCACCATTGTCTTAGTTCCTGCGGAGCAATATATCTATACTCCATTAACCCACCACAATGTAACCATACGTTTTATCTGCCGTACTATTAGCCCAATGAGCTATAGTAGCTTGTCCTTGTTGTTTGCTAGAAATATATACATTACTTGTAGCTGATGGAGCCACATAATTTACGGTAACAATAGCACTAGGAACAGACGGTCTATCTGGGCTAGAACTTGTTGCATAATGCTCAAGAACCACGCCTGTATCAGAAGGACGCCACATTATTTCAATGTAATCATTCGCCTGAAGCTCAAGAAAGAAGTTTAAAGCAGCAATAGTATGAGATGGATCACCTGAGCTTTTTCTTGGTGGCATACCAAACCGACTATTTGATCCTGCTATATTCGTACCGTTCTTCCTAAACCAAACATCTACGTCTTGAGTATCATTTGTCGTATTCTTGAACTGTATGGAAAACTGAATATTGTAAATTCCATAATTCCTGACATTAATACGCGAACTATTAGAAAGATATACGCCACTAGAATAATCTGTTGTATTAAATGTAACAGCGTAAGCCGTAGTAGTATTCGCAGCCGATTGATCTGTAGTGTCCTGAAACGCTCCATACGGAGCTGCGTCAGCCTCAGCAGCATCAGATACAGGGACAAAGAATATTAAGCTCTCATTGCCTATACGACCGTCATACAGCGTTGTCGTTGTGGCATTACCAGTCGCTAAAGTAATCGTTCCAGTATTGTTCGTCTTACCGTCCATGATTCCACGGACAACCTCAGCTACTTGACGCTCATCAGCACCGAATACAGGTAGAGTCCGAAACTGAACTGATCTAGTCATCGATTACCCTGCGTAGCTATTTCAATCTCACAACCGACAATAGTTTCCCAGTTGGCATTAGTCGGAGATACCTTGATACGATGGTAATTACCGTTAGCTCTCAATGGAACTCGGTTATCTGAGTCCGGTGTCGCTGTCGTTCCGAATTCAACGCTATCTGACAATAGTTTTCTACTAGCAACTGCGACTGACGCTGTTCCATTATCAACAATAGGTTTTGCCAATGTAATAATAGAACGTCCAATATCAATATCTCCAGATGTAACGTAAGCAGACAAGTATGCACCAGAGAAAACCACGATCTTCTGGTTCCTAACACCAACGAATATAAGCTGACCACCAGCCCAAGTACGTGAATCTAACGGAATATCTAAGGTATCTAGGTTATTGTTATAGTTATCTATCTGCTCAAGGGTGGCACTAGGTGTCAGACCATACGCTAGGTAGTTAGTATCCGTTAAACCGTAGCTCCACTTGTTCAAATCAATGGAGTAATACAGCAAGAATCGCTTACCGAAGTTATTCTTAAAGTTCCAGATGACTAATTTCTTTACCGGATCAATCGTCGCACTCATACCAGTCTGAACTTCGCTCAAACTGACGTTATTAAAGAACCAACGATTAACCTTTTCTAGTCCAATGTTCTTAACGGACTTGCCATCGCAGACATAAAAGCCATCATCAGATAAAAAGTACGTTAAACCGCCAAATTGAGTGATAGAACCGTTAGACATACAGCCTAACGTCCTAGAAATAGCGTCAAATTGGAAGAAATACGGACTTCCTGAGTACGTCATGCGGTAAATAGCACGTTCTAAGAAGATTAGACCGTATTCACCACCTGCAATACCAGTAATATCACCGCCATCAGGTACTATTTGTGAGTCAGCCTGAGAAGCAGCACCAGCAGTCCAGTCAGTCTCGTCGTTAATATCCGACCAATAGACCTTATTTTCCTCACCACCTACGTTAGCAGCCACAACAAAGTCACGAACTACCGTTACATACTTAGCCGTAGGAGCATCAGCAGATAAATCAGCAAAATACGTCGATGAACCTAGATCATAAGCCTGTAACTTGTCAGCACCGTTAGCTAAGATCATCTTAGAACCGAACTGAGTAGAATCCCATGCCTCAACAGCCGTATAACCTGTAGTCGTTAGCGCATCTAAACTAGCATCGCTAGAGTCAAACTTATAAATCTGAGTAGCACCAGCAGCAAATAACGTAGATGCACCTGAGAATTTACCTGCAAACGTAATAAGTAAATTCTGACCTGCATCTTGAGAGTAATCTACCGCAGCACGTAACGGAGCATAACCGTTAGTAACTGGATAACAATTATAGGCATCCGTTACCGCACCAGTAACGCTAGGCTGATCTGGCAACCACTCACCGAAAATAACTTTTTGTTTTGCCATTACTGTCTTGACCAAGTAGTTGATTCAGGAGTTACCGCAGTCCACTCGTAACCAATATAGTCACCAATAGCACCCACAGTAGCGTTACCTGTTACAGCAGCAAAACTA